CGCTGCTGAACGACCAGACCGGCCGGTGGTCGTGGTCGCGTCAGGTTTATGGCCACGCCTTCTCCGCCTATCGCGGTACCCTCGGCGCTCAGACCACCCTCGGCGTGACCCGCAACGATCAGCACACCTCGATCATGGGCTTCTACGACAGCCCGACCCCGTCCTGGCTGTGGGCTACCGCCCTGACCGCCGCCGTGGCCGTCAGCGTCCGCGCCGACCCGGCGCTGCCGTTACAAACCATCGCCCTGCAAGGGGTGCTGGCCCCGCCGCTGCAATCGCGCTTCGTCCTCGGCGACCGCAACACCCTGCTGTATGACGGTATTTCAACCTTCACCGTCGCCTCGGACGGCACGGTGGCGTTGGAAAACGTCATCACAACCTACCAGAAGAACGCCTTCGGCGACCCGGACAACAGCTATCTCGAAGTCGAGACGCTGTTCACCCTGGCCTTCGTTCTGCGCGCCATGCGGTCGATGGTCACCAGCAAATACGCACGCGTGAAACTGGCCGCCGACGGCACCCGCTTCGCCCCCGGCTCGGCCATCGTCACCCCGAAGATCATCAAGGCCGACATCATCGCGAAGTACCGCGAGTTGGAATACGCGGGCCTCGTGCAGCGCACCGACGTCTTCAAGGCCAACCTGATCGTGCAGCAGAACGCTAGTAATCCGAACCGGATCGACGTCCTGTGGCCGGCCATTCTCATCGATCAGCTTCGCGTCTTCGCGCTGCTGGCTCAGTTCCGCTTGCAATAAGGGGCCGCGACCATGGCTGACACGACCAATCTTCTCGCTGGAACCGCGTATTTTTCCGTCGATGGGCAAAGCTACATGCTGGAGGCGAAGGTCTCCTACTGCGTCTCGTCGGTGAAGCGCGAGACGCTCTCCGGCATGAGCGGCGTCGCGGGGTACAAGGAGACCCCGATCCCCGGCTATATCTCCGCCACCCTGCGCGACGCCGCCGGCCTGACCGTCGGCGACTTCAACGCCATGACCAACGTCACCGTCACGGTGCAGTTGGCGAACGGCAAAACCATCGTCGCCTCCAATGCCTGGACCGTCGATAGCCAGGAAGTGGACGCCGCCGAGGCCACCTTTGAAGTCAAATTTGAAGCCATCACCGTCGAGGAGTCCTGATCATGGCCGAGCTGCAAGACGAACTGGTCATTACCCTGCGTAAGCCGGTCAAGCTGGGGGCCGAGATCTACGAATCCCTAACCCTGCGCGAGCCGACCGCCGGCGAGGTCGAGAAGGCGACGGCGGCGGGCGGCGGCCAAAAGTTCATCAACACCCTGGTCGGCCTCGTCGCGGGGGTGCCGCGCCCTGCCATCGACAAGATCGGTGTCCGCGATGTCGCTCAGGCCGGGGACTACCTGCTGGGTTTTATCAACGCTGGCCAGACGACTGGCGAAGTCTGATCGCGCCGTTGACGCGGTTCTATGGCTGGGGGCCGCGTGACGCATGGTCCCTAACTGGAACCGAATTGGCATGGTGGGCCAGCGAGGCCGGATTGATGATGAAGGGAGGTAGCCGTGGCAAATAAGTTCCAGATCGAAGTCACGGCTGCCGACAAGGCTACCTCCGTCATCGACAGGATCAACAAAAAGGTCGGGGACGCCACGAATCGGTTCAGCAAAGCTGGGGCCGGCCTCGGCCTTCCCGATGCCGGGGACTTTTCCAAGATAGGCAAGGGAATCGCCGAGGTCGGCGGCGTTGCTGGTAGCGCGGCGGCGAAGATCGCCTCGCTATCGGCGCCGGTCGCCGAACTCATGGGCGCCGGAACCTTGGCCGGGCTGGTGGCAATGGTCGATAAATGGATGCAGGCCGGGGCGGCCATGACTCGCACCTCGCACATCACCGGGGTGGCGACGGATGATTTGCAGAAGCTGGCGGGGGCCGGGCGTCTGGTTGGTGTCAGTTCCGACACGATGATGAATAGCCTGCACTCGCTCGGCAATGTCATGGAGGCTGCTGAATATAACCGTAATCCGGCCGCGCTAGCCGCTTTCAACGCTCTTCACCTCACGATGCGCCGCACAGCCACCGGCGCGCAGGATTCGGCCGATATGTTCGTGCAGTTGGGGGATGCCGTCAAAAACGGGGTGAACCCGCAGGCGGCCGAGGCGCTCATGTCGATGATTGCAATCCCGCCCGAAGTATACGAGCTGCTGCATCGAGGTTCCGCCGAGATCAAGGCGCTTGAGGACGAGGTGGTGCGGCTCGGCGCCGTTATGTCCCCGGACGCCGTCAACCGGGCCGACCAGTTGGCCGCCGCGCTCAATCGTCTGGGTGTCGCCGCCGATGGTGCCAAGAACAGGCTCATCGACGCCAACACTCATGGGGCGGCGAGTTGGTTCGATAATTTGACGAATATCCTGGTGCACCCGGACGAAGCGGCGGAGGAATTGAAGAAGGCCCGTACCTGGGTGGCGGTCGTCAAAGAGGTCGCCAAGCATGTTGATGCTGGTGTAGGTCTGAATGAGGATTTGAACTCCAAAATTCGCGCGACTCTCCTGCCTAAAATGAATCACGCACCCCTTACCATTGGCGACGCTAACGTCTATACCGCCCGCATGGTCAGGGGCGCCTTGCCTGCGGCTCTCATGACCCCAGCCGCCGCGTCGGCCGACGCCTATGTGGACCGCGTGAACAAGGCCACACCCGGTGGCAGCGGCGATGCCTCGCCGAACCACCATACTCTGGCCGACCGAAACAACAACCCCGGCAACCTCCGCTCCTGGGGCAATTCCCCGGTTGTCAACGGCTATGCCCAATTTCCCGACCAGGAAACCGGCCTCTCCGCCGCTGTCGCCAATCTCATGGCAAAGCGCCAGCACGGCCTGAACACCATCAACGGGATCATCGGCGATCCGACGTGGGGCTGGGCGCCGGCCAAAGATGGCAACAATGTCCCTGCCTACGCCAATACCGTCTCTGGTGCGACAGGAAAGGGGGCGGATGACCCTCTTGACCTGACCGACCGCCAAACCCTGGCTTCGATGATGAAGGGGATCGTCAAGCAGGAGGGCGGCAGCCCGATCAGCGACGAGAAGATTTATGCCGCCGTCGATTCTCGGCTGGCCGGGCAGCAGGGCCAGCAGCCCGCGCAGGGCCAGCCTCAGCATATTGAGGTGACAATCCATAATGCACCCGCTGGCATGACTGCGACTGCTCAAACCAATAGCGGGGCCGTGGGCATGCCCCGCATCAACTACGCCATGCCCACGACGGTGACGCCATGAACCTCCCCAACATCGGCGGCGCTGGGCAGAAACTGCAATCGACGATGACCGGGGCGACCAGCGCCATTGCGCGGCTGGGAGGAGATCTCGGTCTTGCTGGGGGCTCCGGGAATTCATCCACGGCGTGGATGACGAATATGCTCCCGGCGTCCTTCCGGGGCATACGCTTCAACGCGCTCAGCATCGTCAGGGTTGCTGCGCGACGGTACGCCGTCCACGAGTACCCCTTCCGTGATGACGTTTGGGCTGAGAACCTCGGACGTGCCGCCAACCGCTATATCGTTGATGGTTTTTTCGTCAACGGGGGCTTCGGCAAGGGGTATGCCGCCGATCAAATGACGGCGGCATTGGTGACGTGGATCAAGCCGGGGATGGGGCATTTTGTCCACCCGACGCTCGGCACCTTGGCCCTCACCATGCTGGATATGGCGGAAACCCAGAAATGGGAGAATGGGCGGTATGTCGGCTTTCGGGCGTTGTTCGTTGCCACTCCCAAAAGTGCCCCTCAATTCCCCGGCGTGCAGACAAACACGGCCGCCGCCGTCACCGCAGCCGCCACAGCAGCAAAGGCTGCCGCCGCCACTGATTTCCTGACCAAAGCCGCCTCCGCCCTCAAATCCGGCCTTTCCGCCGTCAATATGGCCGTTTCCACCGTCGCCAAATGGGCCAGGGCGGCGCAGAGCCTGATCAACGACGCCACCAACCTGTACAACATGGTCGGCTCGCTGATCGCGCTGCCGGGCCAGTTGGGGCGCTATTTCGGCGGGCGCAGCAAAACCCTCAATGGCAATAGCGTCTCTATTCCTTCGGCCACCTCGGTTACGGCGCTGATCGGCGCCGGGGCGGTCGCGCGCGGGACCTATTCGGCGGCGCAGACCAATCTCGCTGCCGCCGCCGCCAGCCTGACGGCGGGCACGGCGCCCGCGTTCGCGGCTGCGGCACAGGCTTTGGCCGATGCGGTCGCCGCTTCAGCCGTTGATCCAGCCGACGCCGTCCGCCTGCTGACTTCTCTCGCCAGCCCACTCCCGACCGCGCCGACGACGGCAACCCCGACCGGGGTTGCCATGGCGACGATGCAATCCGCGACCGGCGACCTGTTCCGCCGCTCGGCCGTGATCGCCCTGGCCCAGGCATCGTCAACCTATCAGCCGTCGTCCTATGATGACGCAGCCTCTCTGCGGAGCGCCATGGCGGCGCTGATCGAAGCGGAAATCACCATGGCCGGTGACCAAGGCGAGGACGCCACCTATCTGGCCCTGCGGACGCTGCTTGGCGCGGTCGTTCAGGATTTGACGGCACGCGGCGGCAGCCTCGCCAGCGTCGTCACCGTGACCGTCGGCGCGTCACTACCGGCCCTGGCGCTGGCGCAGCGGCTATATCAAGACCCCGGCCGGGCCGGGGAGCTGGTCACACAGGCCAGCCCTCGGCATCCGGCGTTCATGCCGCTGTCGTTCAAGGCTTTGGCGAAGTGACTGGCGTCACGCGAGCGCCTTTTAGAACTGCGGCAAAGACTTTATTTTTGTAAGCGCGGAGTGGATATTCTCAAGCGCAACAAGTATCGCCCCAAGAAATAGAACGGAAACCCAGATGGTCCCGTGAACCAACATAAGCTGTTGTGTTGCTTCCTGACCTGAATTCAGCGGGATCATGGTTAATGCCTGAATCCAATTATAGAGCGCCATCACCACAGCGATAACGGACGCAATAATCTTTACGCCGGATACTATTGCTCCGCTTATAAGGTCGATCATTTGTACGCTCCAATCTTTTTGTCCAAAAACGTGGGGCGCCGCTTTCGCATTTCGGTCATTTTGACTCTGATCTGCCGTGACCAAAGAGGTAGGCGGCAATTTTTCTCAAGGAATTCGCGGAGGTCAATAATCTCCCCAGTTTCTGCATCAGCTAGCGCAGAGATATTGTCTCCTCGAAATGTTCTTGGCGCCTTGGCCTTATGGCAGTACGCGGACCAATAAATCGTTCCTTCTTGATCAATTACTATATCGTTTACGGTGATATGTCTTGATGACCCCGGAGAAGACCCGCCACTGTAAGTTATGATGATGTCGAACGGAGTTGATGGGGTGGCCCGAAATTCGGCGCGGTCACGCAGCCATTCATCTTCTTGATCGTTAGTTGTGTGATCCGATTGCGCCGGTTGTTTGCCGACTTCCTTGTGCTTCCTCGACCTGACCGCGCCGCCGGAAAGAGCAAAAACCCCAACTAAGAATAGCGCAAACCATACAATCGCAAGAAGCGTGGTTCCCATCTGACCCTCCCGTGCAGAAAGTCAGAGACTGTGCCACCGGTACAATCGGGAGTCGAGTCATCCACGCAATTTGGCACCACCTTCGATGAATTCGACGCCGGCCGCCTCAAGGGCGCTCCGGATGGTCGAAAGCGTCTTCGCTGTGGCAGCGGGAATGCCATCAACGGCTTCGAGTCGCTGCACTGTGTTGAGGCCGACATTGGCGTGTTCAGCCAATTCTCTGGCGGACCAACGCACGAGTGCGCGACCAGCACGTATTTGAGCACCGGTCAGCATGGGGCGTTTTTCACCAAAGATAATGCAATTTGGTTGATGTATGGCTCTCTCATGGGGTAATTTACACCATGAGGTGATGCGCGGCAAGGCGCGTCGCTTCCGGCAGCAGGGCAACGGTTTGGCGACCGCCCTGCTGCCGGCCTCGTCGCCGAGACGGACCGAACATCCGCGCCGACGGCTCGTCACCAACGGCTTTACAGGAGCCATCAATGACCGCCCAGAAAATGCACCATCCCGCGCCGGCTTACAACGGTACCGAAGTCCGCGACAATTCTATCAACGGGGAGGGTAATGAATGAACGCCATCGCTCCCATCTCCGTCACCGACATCAACACCACCGTCAGCCACGACCCGCGCATTTTGGATGTTCGCGTTGCTGCCCGCCTTGGCTATGAGCGGCCAGCCGATATCCGCGAGTTGATCGAGCGCAACGCCGATGAACTGGCGACCTACGGGGAGGTTTTCCGTACGGTACGGAAAACTGGTTCCAAGGGTGGCCGCCCCGGTAAAGAGTTCTGGCTGAACGAAGCCCAGACGCTCCTCGTCTGCATGTTCAGCAAGACCGACGCCGCCGCCACCGTCCGCAAGGAAGTGATCGAGGTCTACATGGCCTATCGCCGCGCCGCGCTGTCGGGCGACCTGCCCGCCAGCATCGAGAACTCTCCGCATGTCCAGAATGCGCGGCGGATTCTGCAAGAAGAGCGCGAGGCCGTCGCCGAGGAGCGGACACGGACGGCCCAGCGCAAGGCCGAAGCCATGGCCATCCGCGAGAAGCGGCTGCTGGTCAAGGACTGCAAGGCGATGCACGGCCCGCAGAAGGCCCAGGCCCTGGCCGTCAAGCTGGGCCTATGGACCGATGTCGGCATGCCGGAGTTGAACGTCACCAAGCCCGAGCAGCACCAGCTCGGCTTTCCCACGGCCACCCTGCGCGACGGCATGGCCTTCTTCGTCGTCGGCGGCAAGGTGGTGACTGTCGATACCGCCGATACCGCCCTGAAGGACCAGGACGAGGCGATGGTGGTGCGCAACTGGAGCGCCCGGCCGCAGATGCCGTTCGTCTCCAAGGTCTGCGTGATCCAGAACTACGGCGACCGCCCGGCGCAAAACGCCATCGCCCATCTGCCCGCCGAGCGGATGCTGGGCACTCAAGTCGCCACACACCGTGAATGCCGCATCCTCGGCCGCGTGCTGGCGGTCGAGACTCTCGACTAACCGCACCGCGCACCATTTTTCAGCCTTCAAGGCCGCTCCTCACCGGGCGGCCTTTTTCTTTGGGGTTTCCCGATGACCGACTTCCCCGACGACCTGATCCTGCGCATCAACGGCCAGGAGATTTCCGGCTGGCAGGGAATCCGCGTCACCACCGGTTGCGAGCGCCTGCCCAGCGATTTCGAGGTGTTGCTGACCGAACGCTACCCCGGCGAGGTCGATGCATTGCTCGTCCAGCCCGGCGACCGGGTTGAGGCGATGATCCGCAAGGACGCGGACACGACCGACCGGATTTTGACCGGATTTATCGACCGCTATACCTCCAGCATCGACAAGCACGCCCATTCGGTCCGCATTTCCGGGCGCAGCAAATGCCAGGACCTCGTCGATTGTTCGGCGATTTGGTACAGCGGGCAAATCAACGCCACCTCGGCCTTCGATATCGCCACCAAGCTGGCGGGGATCTTCGACATCACCGTGGATGGAGACCCGGCAACTGAAATCGCCGAGGGCGGCGTGATCCCGCAGATCAACATCATGTGGGGCGAAACGCCATTCGAGATCATCGAGCGGATCGCGCGGTTCCGCCGCATGCTGGTCTATGACACCCCGGACGGAAACCTCAAGCTCTCGCGGGTCGGCACCATCAGCCAGGATTGCGGATTCGAGGAAGGCATCAACGTCGAGCGGGCGCAAATCACCTATTCGATGGATCAGCGCTACAGCGAATACATCACCCGCACCCTGACGATGTCGAAGTTCGAGGATTCTTCCATCGGGGTGTACAGCGACGTGCAGGGTTATTTTCACGACGCTGGGGTCAAGGCGAAGACCGGTTTCGACGGAAACCCGCGCTTCCGGCCGAAATTCATCATCGTCGAGAACGGCGGCAAACAGGGGCCGGAAATCGCCCGGCAGCGCGGCGAATGGGAAGCCGCCCGCCGCTTCGGCCGTTCGGCACAACTGCACCTCACCACCAGCACATGGCGCGATGTCGGCGGCAATCTATGGACGCCGAACAAGCTGGTCCATCTCGACCTTCCCTCCCTCAAGATCGTCGATAAAACCTGGATCATCTCGGAAGTGACGTTCCGTCGCGACGAAACCGGCACCCATGCCGACCTCACCATCATGCCGCCCCAGGCCTTCGAGCCGCAGCCGACGCTGATGCAGCCGGTGATGGCCGAGATTACCGAAGGACAGGGCCAACCGAACGGGAAACCGCAATGATCCACGGAGCGCTCGACCGGCTGTTCCGCCGCGTCATGATGATGGTCTGCCCCTGCCGCCTGACCACCGCCACCGATACCGGCCCTGCGCAGATGTGGCAGATCGACCTCGGCGACGGGGAAATCCGCGACAACATCCCGCGCCTGGGCGAATGGGGGCTGTCGTCGCTGCCGCCGGCTGGGTCTGACGGCCTCGCGATCTATATCGGCGGCGACCGCTCCAATGGCGCCGTCATTGCCACCGGAAACCAGGGCGCTCGCATGCGGGGTCTGAAATACGGCGAAGTGGCCATCCATGACGACCAAGGCCAGTCGGTCTACATCACCCGCTCCGGCATCGTCATCAACGGCGGTGGCAAGCCAGTCACGATCACCAACACGCCCAAGGTCCGAGCGGAAACGCCGCGCCTAGAGGTAACGGGCGACATCATTGAAAATTGCGATACCCAGACCAACACGGTGGCCCAAATGCGCGCTCTGTATGACGCCCATACCCACGGCGGCATCCTGCCGGGCGGCGGATCGACCACCACGCCGAGCAACCATCAATGACCGACATCGCAACCCTCTGGTCACCCGCCGAAGGGCGCGGCGATTGGGCCATCTCCGGGGCCGACCTGCAAAGCGGCGACGATCTGGTGACAGCCGTTCTGGTTTCTCTTTTCACCGATGCGGCGGCTCGGCCCGATGACGTGATCCCCGATGGCACCACCGACCCGCGCGGCTGGTGGGGTGACCTGGGCGAAGATGTCCCCATCGGCTCCCGGCTGTGGCTGCTCGATCGCTCCAAGGCCACCGCCGAGGTACTGCTCAAGGCCCGCGACTACATTATCGAGGCGCTGCAATGGCTGGTCGATGATGGCGTGGTCGAGTCGTTCGACATCGCCACCGAATGGACCACGCCGACCATGCTCGGCGCCCGCGTCGTCGCCCACAAGGGTGACGCGACCCTGACCTGGGTCTGGCAAGGATTCTGACATGCCCTTTACCCGCCCGACGCTGTCCGACCTGCGCAATCAGGTCGCGCAGGACATTGCTGCGGCCGCGCCCGGCACCGACGCGCTGTTGCGCTTTGGCAACCTGAAGACCACCGGCAACGCCCAGGCCGGCCTTGCCCACCTGCATTACGGCTATCTGGACTGGATCGCCCTGCAGTCCAATCCGTTCACCGCGACCGACGAATTCCTCGAGGCCTGGGCCGGGCTGGTTGGCATCATTCGCAAGTCGGCGACCTCGGCGGCTGGCATCGTGCAATTTACCGGCGCGCCCGGCGTCGATATCCCCGTTGGGACCGCCCTGGCGCGCGGCGATGGCGTCGCCTTCATCACCACCACGGACGGAGTCGTCAACGGGGCTGGGGTGGCGTCTGTCGCTGCCGTAGCCGTAGCCGACCCCACCGGCCTGACTGGCGCTTTCGGCAACTGCCCTGCCGGCACGGTGATGAACATCGGCGCCGCCATCTCCGGCGCGCAGTCGAGCGGGGCTGTCACCACCGCCTTCATCGGTGGCGCCGATCTGGAGACGGACGATTCGCTACGCAGTCGCATGCTTGCCCGCTACCAGGCACCGCCGCAGGGCGGCTGCCAGAACGACTATCTCGGCTGGGCGCTGGCGGTGCCGGGCGTGACGCGGGCCTGGGTGGCACCCAATGGCTTCGGCGCCGGGACGGTCGTCGTCTATGTGATGCTCGACGTCTCCGAGGCGGCCTATGGGGGATTTCCTCAAGGCTCGAATGGCGTGGCAACTGCAGACACTCGCGGCACGGCGGCGACCGGCGACCAACTGACCGTCGCCAATGCCATCCTGCCGGTACAGCCGGTGACGGCTCTGGTCTACGCCTGCGCCCCTATCGCCAACCCCGTCAACTTCACGATTTCAGGTCTGTCCGGAGCATCGGCAGCGACAAAGGCGGCGATTGCGGCGGCCATCACCGGAGCCTTTATCCTTTATGGCGCTCCGGGCGGAACGGTTGACCTGTCGGTCATCGAAACGGCCATCGCCCTCATCACAGGTACCGCTCCCTTCGTGATCACCTCCCCGACCGCGAACATCGCCAGCGCAGCCGGCGCGCTCCCCACGCTCGGAACCGTCACCTACATCTGAGGCTGAGCCATGCCCGCACCGGCCCATTCCGCCGCAAATTATCTGTCGGCGCTGCAATCCCTCATGCCCAGGGGCCGTATCTGGCCGCGTGAGCCCGACGCCACCATGACGGCGGTTCTGTCGGGCCTAACGCCGGTCTATGAGCGCCAGAACGCCCGCGCAAACGCCTTGCTCGTCGATGCCTTTCCGGCCACCGCCTATGAACTGCTGCCGGAATGGGAATCGACGCTGGGCCTGCCTGATCCCTGCGCAGGGGCATCGCCGACCCTGGCTGCTCGTCGTGCCCAGGTCGTCGCCCGGCTGACGGGTCTCGGCGGCCAATCCGTCGCCTACATGATCGCCTACGCCGCCAACCTCGGCTACGCGATCACCATCACCCAATTCGCCCCCGCCCGCGTCGGTCAAAGCCGCGTCGGCATGCCGCTCAATGGACCGGCCTGGGCGCATGCATGGCGGGTCAATTCCCCCCTGAACACCGTGCGTCAATCCCGCGTCGGGTCGGCCGCCGCAGGCGAGCCGCTGGCGTCGTGGGGCAACGCCGTATTGCAGTGTGAGCTGGGTGAAATCGCCCCGGCCCACACCACCATCATCTTCGCTTACACCTAAGAGGCCCCCATGTATCGCATTGACGATCCGTCCGCCGCCGCGACGCTTCCGGTGCCGGAAGCCGCCCTTACAGAAGGGTTTTGGACCGAGGGAAATCCTGCCGCCGGCACGCCGGCCACGCTCGAGCGGGCGAGCTGGTTCAACATGGTTCAAGAGGAGCTGGTTAGCATTGTCACGGCCGGCGGAATTACCCGTAGCAAGGTCGTTTACAATCAAGTGCTCCTCGCTCTGAAAAAGCTCTTCCAGGCGGCGGCTTCCATAAATTCCAAGACCACGCTTGCGAGCTATACCTATGCCGTCACCGATCTCAACGCGCTGGTGCGTCGTTCCAATGGCGGCGCGGCGATGACCGACATATTGCCGGGCTCTACAGCGGGAGTGATGCCGGTTGGCTGGGTAACAACCTCCGTCAATAACGATGCGACAGCCTCGATCACCATCACCGTTGGTGCCGGCGGTGGTCAAATCGACGGAGGGGCGTCCGTGGTGGTCCCTCCCGGTAAAAGCGTGACGATTTCCTCCGATGGAACAAATTACTGGAGCGGCGGCATCGCCACGCTCGGGGCGACTCCCCCCGGCGAGGTGGCTCATTTCGCCGGAACGACCGCGCCGGCCGGCTGGTTGACCGCCAACGGCGCGCTGGTCTCGCGCACCACCTATGCCGCGCTGTTTGCCGCCATCGCGCCGTCGCTGGGCGCCTGCACGATTTCCATCGCCGCCCCGGCGGTGGTCACCTTCGCGTCGCATGGCCTCGTCGCCGGCAGCCCGGTGTCGTTCGAGACCACCGGCGCCCTGCCGACCGGGTTGACGGTCGGGACGACTTATTACGTGCTGGCGGCCGGGCTGACCGCCAACAGCTTCGAGGTTTCGACGACGGTCGGTGGCGCGGCTGTCGTCACCACCGGCGCGCAGTCTGGCGTGCAGACGTTGAGGCCGGTGCCCTTTGGTCCAGGCGACGGCGCGACCACCTTCGGCTTGCCCGATCTGCGCGGCGTGTTTGTGCGCGGTGTCGATGCCGGGCGCGGGCTGGATGCTGACCGCGCCGGGGTTTTTGGCTCCTACGAGGCCGACCAATTCGCCAGCCACAGCCACGATGCCGGTTGGGTCCAGACCGCCGCATCCTCAACAACCGCATGGTCCTGGTACGGCGGCAATACCGGCCGCTACACCGGCACCGCCGGCGGCACAGAAACGCGCGGCAAGAACGTCGCCTTGCTCACCTGCATCAAATACTGAGGGGCCTGACCATGGACATTTATCACTACGATCCGGCGACCGGGGCCTTGACCGGGGTGGCGCAAGCCGAGGCCAGTCCGCTTGAGGACGACGTTTGGCTGATCCCCGCCAACGCCACCAGCGTGGCGCCGACGGCGGCGCAGCCCTTGACCTGTCCCGTGTTCGACGCGGCGGCCAAGACTTGGTCGCTGGTGCCCGACTATCGTGGCCAGCCCGCCTGGAGCACCACCACGGCGCTGCCGGTGGCGGTCACCGAACTGGGAAAAACGCTGGCCGACCTCGGCCTGACCGCCGTGGAGCCGCCGGCCGGGCCGGTCAAATGGGACGGCGCCGCGTGGCAGCCGGATGCCGTCGCCATCAAGGCCGCCCACAACGCCCCCATCCTGGCGCAAATCGCCGCCCTCGATGTCTTCGTGCCGCGCGGCCTCGAAGATGCCATCGCCGCCTATGGCTGGGACGTGACCAAGCTGCCGGCGGTCCAACAGGAGCGGTTGGCGCAGAAGGCAGCCTTGCGGGCGCAGCTTCAGGCCTGACCGCCGTCCAAATCATCCCGACCACGGCCGCCGCGAGCGGCCTTTTTCATGCCCGAAAGGAGCCGCAATGGCTGCCAAAGAAACCGTCGACCTCGCCATTGGGGCCACCGCCGTCGCTGCGCCGTGGTGGTGGGAGGCGTTCTCCCAACTCGTCAATGTGTGGGTTCCGCCCGTCGTCGCCATTGCCGGCCTGCTGCTGATGATTCTCGCCGTCATCGAGAAGTGGCGGGCCATCACCCGACCGTCTGAATGCCCCATGTCTTGCGAGGACGAAATCAAATGACCGACATCACCTTCACCGGCCCCGCCACCAAGCTCGACCCGGACGACATCGCCCGCGCCGCGCAGACGTTGGGCTGCGACCCCGCCGCCGTCGCCGCCGTTTGCCACGTCGAGTCCAGTGGAGGCGGTTTCCTCCCTGACGGCAGGCCGAAAATCCTCTTCGAGGCGCAGACCTTCCATCGCCTGACCATGAGCCGGTGGGACAGCGCATATCCCGGCATTTCGTCGCCGCATTGGGACCGATCGCTCTACGGCGCGCCCGGCGGCCATCAGTACGACCGACTGGCCTCCGCCATGCAGCTTGACCAGTCGGCTGCGCTGCAATCGGCGTCGTGGGGCCTGTTCCAGATCATGGGCACCAATTATGGCCGCTGTGGCTTCGTGAGCATCGAAGCTTTCGTCGACGCCATGGTCGCCGGGGAGGGTGAGCATCTGGACGCCTTTGTCGGCTTCATCCGCTCCGACACGCGGCTGCTGGCGGCGATCCAGGGCCAGGATTGGCCGACCTTCGCCCGGCTCTACAACGGGCCGGCTTATGCCGAGAATCAGTACGACACGAAGCTCGCGGCTGCGTTCGACGCGGCGCACAGCCTGGAGGCTTGACCATGGCCGATGATCCCGACGACCTCGACATGTCCAACTGGGCCGACGGCATGGAGGATCCAGGATGGCTCGCGGTGATCGGCTCCGTGCTGGTTCTGGTCGGCCTGATTGCGGTGCTGGTCGCCCTCCGGTCGCTCCGGATCATCTGACCGTGGTCCCGCTCACCAAATCCCCCGCCGAAATGGCAACCGCCCTGGCGCTGGCTGCGCTGGTGCTCGCTCGGAGGCGCTGAAATGTCTCTCGCTTTCCTGTCCAAACTCTTTCGCAAGGATTCCCCCATGTCCAATACCGATCCGAACGCCCCGGCCGCCACCACGCGCACTCTCGATGTGGTGCGCGCCAACATCACCGCCGCCAAGGTGGCCGACGAAGCCGCGCAGACCGCGCTCGACGCGGCCACGCTGGTCAAGCAGCAGTCGGCCGACGCCCTCAAGGCGCTGGTGGCCGAGGGCCGTAGCATTCTCGACGCGGCCAATGCCGAGTTCAGCGCCATCGAGTCCAGCATTGCCGGCACCGTCGCCAAGGTCGAGACCGCTGTCGCGGATGTCGTGACGAGCGTCGAGACTGCCGTCGTGGGTGATCCCGCGCCCGTCGAAACCGTGGCCCCGGCGGCGCCCGTCGTCGCCCCCTGAAAGGACCGCGCCATGACCGACATTCTCACCCAAGGCCTGGGCGTGCTCGAACAGGTCGCGCCGACTCTCGCCACCATGATCGGCGGCCCGCTGGCCGGTACCGCCGTCTCCGCTCTGGAAGGTGTCTTTGGCCTCACGCCGACAGGAGACAAGGCGGCGGCGCTGACCGCTGTGGCGGCTGCCACGCCCGACCAGTTGCTTGCGGTCAAGGCGGAGAACGACAGACACGCCGAGGCTATGGCGAAGATGGGACTCGACACCGCATCGCTGACCTTCAATGACCGCGACAGCGCCCGCAAGCGCGAGGAGGAGGTGAAGGACTGGACTCCGCGCGCCCTGGCATTTGTTGCCATTGGGACGTTCGTCGCGATGGTCGCCTACGTGATGGCGGGGCACATGAACATGGATGGTAGCGCCGCCGCCGTGTTTGGAACCGTCATCGGTTATGTGTCGAGCAAGGCCGACCTGGTCTTGTCCTATTACTTCGGTTCGAGCGTGGCGGCCGACCAGCAGGCCTCGGCGTTTCGCAAGCAGTGGGTGGCATCGAAATGACTGTCGCCCTTATCGGCCTGACGGCCCTCGTCATTGGCGGAACTCTCCGCCATCTCCAGGGCGGCCTTGATGCCCAGTTCGGCCTGCACCGCTGGCAGGTCGTCGTCGGTTATGGGCTGCTCTCCATGCCCGCCGCCTACTCCTTCTGGGGCTTGCCGCTGTTCGGGGTGCCGCAGTTGGCGCTGCTGAAAGCCTGTGCCATGGCGGCGTTATTCGTGGCCGACATGCTGCTGAGCCAGGATTTCAGCAAACCGTGGAAGGTGCTGTGGCGATTCGGCGCGGCCCCGGTGCTGGTGGACCTGCTGACTGGCTGGTGGTCGGCCGTGCTGGTCGGCGGCATCCTGGCCGTCGGCACCTGGGCGCTCAAGAAATGGGGGCCGTTCATCCCGCTTTGGCACCCGATCTTCGATGGCTGGGAAGCGTGGTGGGAAGTGATGATCGGCGGCGTCACCGGCGCGGCCTGGGCGTTGGCGCCGCTGTTGGGTGGGTAGGCCGGCAGTCGTCAAGGATTTCTTGATGGGTGGGTTGCGCGGCGGCGCTTTTCCGCCCCGCCACCCTCTCTCAATCTACGGTCGGCCGCACGATGCGGCGCCAATGAGTAATGACACTCCCGCAGCCGCCGTTAAGAAAGGCGTTGGGGGCTCCATCGGAGAACATTGGCACCCACCCATCTCGCCAAATGACGACAGCGCAATTCTGGCGGTTGTTCATCACCAAGAACTGTTCATTACCTGCGTTCTTTGGAGGTTCACCCTCTACCCAGTCCATGGCTCAAGTGCTCCACTTAGATGTCGGTGTGCAGGGCTTCTTTCCCTGCTTGAATACGAGCCCAACAAGTAGGGCAAATCCATTCGCCATTTTTGAAGGCCCAACCAGCCTTCTTCGCATCGCGAGCAAGGAACCGATGGTTACGGATCGCCGACTGTTGGGTGTTCCCGGCCATTTCCATGGGTCCGTTATTCTCATCGGACCAGCACGGCTCGTCCGGGAAAATGATCTTGTGTTCCGACCTGTAATCGCAGCGGATTTCCATCCACACGGCCATGATCCGCTCCTTACAGGTCCGCCGGCCATGGCGACGGCATCGCGGATGGTTCCGCGAGTGCGGGCGATCTCGACCACGTCGGCATCGTCTCCGCCAGCGGTAGGCTCGCTGGCCTCAATGACCCACCCACCGTTGCGCTGTGGCGAGATGGCCCAACGGCCAGACTCGATCAGGTCGAGAATTTGCGCGTCAGTCAGTTTGCTCGGCATGACGGCTCCCTGGTGTCCTTGGGGTTACTCAGCAGCGCGGGCAGCCGCAGCCACAGAGCGCAAAATGTCCACTTTGGCGGCGGTGACGTAGACGGCGATATTGTCGGCCATGTCTTCGGCGCGGGTCAACGCAGCGCGCGCGGACTGCTCCAGGCTATCAGCCTGCGCATCAAGCGCAGCAGCAAACTTCGCGATATCCATCCTCATCTCCCCCCTCTGTAATCAGGCGTCGAACCCGACGCAAATTGCATCTCGAAAACCGCGCCCGTAACCAAGTTCCCCGGCGCGCCGAAGCGCCTGGGCGTGGTCTGCCTGCATGGCGTGATATCGACGGTCAAGGTCGCTATCCTCGACACGGTAACGGGCCAACTCCGCCTCGGCCTTCCGAAGCGCCATCACCAATCCCCGTTCGTCACCAGCCTTGATTTGACACGCGGCCGTGGACATCGGCTCTGCGCCAAAGTGAGCCTCTGCCGATCCGACAGTCGTGAACGTTTCGCCGCAGAAGAAACACGTCCAGCCGTGTTCGGGGAATGGATAGATGTCTTCGGCCATTACCGTCCCTCCTTACATAAACTCGGCATCTTCCATGGTCAGGCTCTCAAAGAGAGTGACCGTGGAGACGCGGATGACGAACGGTTTGCCACAATTTGGACATTCGGCATTGTTCGAGTCGCCGTCGTTGGTGTCCAGTCCGCGATGCCAAGTATCTTCCGTATCGTACTCGTATTCGCAGTGAGGACAGGTCGGGTTGCTCGGCATCCTTAGGCTCCCCGTGTATCAGTTGGCCGCGCCATTCGCGGTGCGGTTCAATTCGAGAGCCTGGAGCGAGTCGCCGTAGGCCAACAAGACCTGCGCCAGCACCCCCAACGCCCCCAGCTTTTCGCCTACGTTGCCGCATGGGGCCAAGAACTTGGTGATGGCGTCAACCGACCGGGCACCGTGTCGATCCCAGAACGGAGCCACCTCGGACGGAACGCGCATCTCGGCCAGAATTTTGGATTTTATCGTCACTGCCTGCTCCCCTCAGATGGAAATCGCGCGGGCGACGGCCCAGCCGTCCGCCGTCAGCGACGGTACACTGTAATCGCCGACCTTGAGCCACCGCAGAAGACCACGATTGCCGAGGGCAACGAGGGTCTTGCCGGCTGCCAGGCTAGCGGAGGTGGTCATGGTGTCCAGGGCCAAGCCCCGCAACACGTCATTCATTTCCTGGCTCAACGGCTTCATGGCCCCATCTCCCTAAAATTCCCGTTGCACGTCGCCGCGCTCACCCTCATAATGTACCCACGATACAAACCGGTGTCAATTCTAATTATGTGGGTACGTAATGGGGCGTCCGCCAAAGGGTTCAACCCCATCTGTGAGCAAGAAATTCAGGCTTAATGCCGACCTTTTGAAAGAGGTCGAAACGGCTGTTTCATGCGGGTCTGCGCCGGATTTGACGGCTGCCGTGGAGACAGCATTGCGGGACTGGCTGCGGAAGCTTCGGCGGAAGCCGAAAACGGCATCAGAATAGGCTCGGCAACCTATTTTGACGCGCCTCGGCATGCCACGCGCAAAACTCGTGTCCACCAGCAGTTGCTTTGGGGTGATATGATATGAAAATCGTCGTTGAGAGACACCAGCCAGACGGGACGTGGGCGACTACCGATCTCCGCCAGATAAAGGCGGGGGAGATTTACCGATACCCGGACACGCCGGAAATTGAGCATCGCGCAACCTGT